GATGGGACAACTAGTTAAAACAATGCTTGAAAGCGGCGTTAAACTAGGTGTTTCATCGAGAGGTAGCGGTAATGTAAGAGAAGATGGATCCGGCGAAGTAAGCGACTTTGAGATAGTTACAGTTGATGTAGTTGCTCAACCAAGTGCGCCGGGGGCATACCCTACACCTATTTACGAACACCTTATGAACAGTCGAGGCGGCTATAGGGCGTTCCAAACAGCAAGGGAAGTTCAAGGCGACGAAAAGGCACAAAAATACTTAAAAGAGAGCTTATTAGATATAATAAGCAGACTCCGCTAACGAGGAGAGGATAGAAAATGTTAGATGCACTAAAATCACTCTTCGAAAACTCAGCACTATCGGAAGAAGTGCGTTCAGAACTAGAAGAGGCATGGAACGCTAAGGTGAAAGAAAATCGCCTGCAAGTAACATCTGAACTACGTGAAGAATTTGCAAAGAAGTACGAGCACGATAAAGAAACAATGGTAGAAGCTATTGATTCAATGATCTCAGAAAAACTAAGTGAAGAAATCGCAGAGTTCCAAGAAGACCGTAAACAACTAGCAGAAGCAAAAGCTAAGTTTGCAGTTGCACAGCGTCAAAATGCAACACTTCTAAAAACTTTTGTTGGTGAACAACTAGCAAAAGAAATCAAAGAACTACATCAAGATCAAAAAGCAATGGCTGATAAGTTTGTTGCACTAGAAGATTTTGTTGTTGAATCACTTGCAAAAGAACTTGCAGAGTTTTACGAAGATAAAAAAGATCTTGCCGAAACAAAAGTACGTCTTGTACGTGAAGGCAAAGCTCACGTTGATAAAGTTAAATCAGACTTTATCAAGAAAAGTGCAACATTGGTATCAGAAACAGTGTCAAAAGGTCTTAAGAAAGAGATCACAGCACTCAAAGAAGATATTGATGCAGCACGTCAAAATGATTTTGGCCGCAAACTATTCGAAGCATTTGCTAACGAATATTCACATTCTTATCTAAATGAAAAGAGTGAAACTGCTAAACTTCTAAAAGTTGTTAGTGCTAAAGACAAGCAACTAGCAGAAGCAAAGCAAGCAGCGGTTAAAGCTATTAAACTTGCGGAAGCAAAGGCAAACGAGGTCAAAATGATCAACGAGTCACACAACCGCAAAGAACAAATAAACAAGTTGATTGCACCATTAGGAAAAGATCAGCAAGGTATTATGATGGACTTACTGGAATCAGTTCAGACGCCTAAGCTTCAAGCAGCGTTTGACAAATATCTACCGGCAGTTATTGACGGTAAAGGTCCAGCGAAGCAGAAGGCAGTATTATCAGAAGGCAAAGAAGTAACAGGCAACCGTGAAAACAATGACATCAAAAAAGCAGACGCAGCATTCGACTCAAATGTCGTAGATATTAAGCGTCTAGCTGGATTATAAAGAGGAGAAACCAATGTCAGAACTACTAGAAAGTCGCTGGCAGGATACCAAAAGCGCACTTCTTGAAGGCCTAGCAGGCACAAAGAAATCAGTAATGGCAACAACACTTGAGAACACTCGCAAGTACTTGTCAGAAACTGCAACAGCAGGTGCTACTTCTGCCGGTAATATCGCAACCCTAAACCGTGTGATCCTTCCAGTGATCAGACGTGTAATGCCAACAGTGATTGCACATGAACTAGTTGGTGTACAACCAATGACTGGACCAGTGGGCCAAATCCACACACTACGTGTTCGCTACAGCGACACAGCAGGTTCAGGTGCAGCAGGTGCTGTAGCTGGTGAAGAGGCACTAAGCCCATTCAAGATTGCTGAAGCATATTCAGGTAATGCATCTACTGCAAAAGCTGATGCAACAGCAGCACTTGAAGGCGAAGCTGGTAACAGACTAAGCATCCAGATCTTAAAGCAAACTGTTGAAGCTAAAACACGTAAGCTATCAGCACGTTGGACTTTTGAATCTGCACAAGATGCTCAAGCACAGCATGGTATTGATGTTGAAGCAGAAATCATGGCTGCTCTAGCACAAGAAATCACTGCAGAAATCGACCAAGAAGTACTAGGAAGCCTAAGCACACTAGCAGGTACTGGTACAGATACATTCGACCAAGCAGCAGTTTCAGGTACAGCTACATTCGTTGGTGACGAACATGCAGCTCTTGCAGTTCTAATCAACCGTGCAGCAAACCGCATCGCACAGCGTACACGCCGTGGTGCAGGTAACTGGGCAGTTGTATCACCAGCTATCCTAACAGTACTACAAAGTGCTACAACTTCAGCATTTGCTCGTACTACAGAAGGTACATTTGAAGCACCAACAAACACAAAAATGGTTGGTACATTGAACAATGCAATGAAAGTATATGTAAACACATATGCAGCAGACGACGATGTACTAGTTGGTTACAAAGGTACTAGCGAATCAGACGCAGCAGCGTTCTACTGCCCATACATCCCACTAATGAGCAGTGGTGTTGTTCTAGATCCATCAACATTCGAACCAACAGTATCGTTCATGACACGTTACGGTTATGTTGAGCTATCAAACACAGCATCGTCGCTAGGTAATGCAGCTGACTACCTAGAAAAGGTAGAAGTTACAACAAAC